CCTGCAACAGCCTGTTCCTCAGCAATCCGTCCGGCGGACTGGATAGTCTGCTGATTGGCCTGCATCTCGGCCTGCTGCTGCATCATAGCCTGTTGTTCCTGAGCGAGTTGCTCGGGGGTCTTGACCAAGCCGGCGACGTCCATGCCGAACGAGGTCGTGAATCGGATAAGCCAGTTGTCCCAGTTGACAGCCTGCATGGCGTTGGGGATCTGCCCGACGACCTGAGCCCACTGGACCAGCTGGCTGTTCTGGACCTCGCGGTTCAGGGCCTCAAGGCCGGTACGGACCTTCATGCTCAGGATGCCGCCGGGACCGGTCAGCTTCATGATCTCCTTGGGGATCAGCTTGTCCTTGGCCAGCAGGAACATCGTACGGCGGACAATGGGGATCTGGATGTCCCGGCTGATGCCGGAGAAGATACCGCCCAGTGCCTGATCCAGTTCTTGGGCGATCTCCCGGATCTGGGTGGCAGTCACCCGGTCCCCGGTGGGCTGGACAGCCGACTGCAGCAGGAAGGTTCTTCCAAGATTCGCAGCCAGTTCCTGCCGGGCCATGACCACCGGACCCATGTCCGGCTGCCGGGCCAGCTGCACGGTGAAGATGTCGGTATTCCGGGCGGCAACGAAGTCCCCGTTGACGCTGTCCACCAGGTCCGAGATCTCGGTGATCCCGGTGGGATCGACGCCGATGCGGAACTCCGAGGATGCGGCAGCCATCTCGATGGTCGCCTTGGACAGGGCTTCCATCGACCGGATATCCCCGATGTGCTCCTCGACCAGAGCACGGCCATAGTCCTCACCGGCGATCCGGCTCCACACCTGCGGGGTATACGGGCAGACCTCGTACTCGCCCTCCTCGACGGTGACTCCCCGGAACTCCTTCTCGACCTCCCACTTCTCTTCCTCGGAGTCCCACTCGATCTCCGTGTAGCACGGCTCGAAGTTCGACACCGGTCCCTGAAGCAGGTAGCCGGAGTTGGTGGTCTGACCGGTCGTGGGATATCCGGTCCAGTTCTCGGGGATGGCCTTGGGGTCGATCCAGTCCCGGACGATGATCTTCTTGATCGAACCGTCTGGATACCGGACGACGACGTACTGGTCCACCCGGTATACCCGGAAGGTATAGTCGTCTGACTGGTACCACAGGGCGTCGCCCAAGGTGATCAGGTGCTGCATCAGGACGTACAGTTCCTGACGAAGATTGGAGTTCTGCAGCTTCTCCATGATCTTCTTGTCGAGCCGAGCCAGCAGCTGCATCTGCTGGGTGACGTCGGCCCCCTGCGGGACCATGGCCATGTCGATCTCGTGCTGGAAGAACGGCATCTGGTTCAGCGGATAGATCGCCGAGACCATGCGGCTGGCCAGCGACATGATGCCACGGGCGGCGATGGACGAGTAGAGATCGGGCAGGTCCATCGTCTCGGTCCATCCCGACTTGGGGTACAGGCCGGGGACGGTCAGCTTGGCCAGCTCCTCGCACCGGGTCAACTTGGTGCTGCGGCGAGCGTCCAGTTCGGCGAACTCACCGGCGATTGATTCATTACTCATACCGGAAGTTCCTTTTGTTTATCGTTCCACGTTAGCCAGTCTTGAGCCCACTTTTTCCATGGACTTACTTCAGTTCCAATGGAGTTCCAGCTTTGTCTAAATACACCAGCAGACGCAAATCTTTCGACACCAGACCGTCCCTGAGAAACAGCCTTATTTGCCTCGCTCATAAGACCCGGTTGCAACGCACCACGAATGTTTGGCATTTGTGGGGGAGCGAATCCGACGACCCGTTGCTGGCCCATACTCCATCGTTGGTATTCAGGGATGTACAATGGAGCATATGCAAACGACCCGACAACGGGCCTGCTCTGAAAGTCGGTCTCACGGCTCAGGCTGCGGACGGACGAACGCAACCGATCCATGGCCAGTGCCTGGATCGACTGGGTCATCATTCGATCGCGTTCCTTGAGCTGCTCCTGAATCATCTGTTCGGTCGTGGCCGGAGCTGATAGACTAGCCATTGATCTCCCTCCGCTTCAGCATTTCAAGATGCTCGACCACGGATACCTGACCACTACGGTAGTCGAGGTATCGCAGCTCGTGATTCAACGTGTTGACGACCGGCTGGAACTGCTTCTTCAGGTAGTCGATCAGTTCCTGCGGAATGGTGATGTCCTTCAAATGATGCTCCACATCTTGATGGTGTCGGTGTTCCGGTCGTACTCAGCCGAGGTCAGGATTTTCACGAGCTGACCCATGATCTGGCATTCTGAGAAGGACAGATTTGCCGATTTGTAGGCGGCACAGACGGCCAGTGTCCGGTGGCTGTATGCGTAATCCTCGAGGATCTTGGCCGCCTTGACGGGGCCGATCTTGGGGATGCCGGGGATGTTGTCCGTGCGATCGCCCGTAAGCCACTGCATGTGGAACATCAGGTCGGCCTCGTCCTCCGAGATCCGGCGTTGCTCGCCCTTGTCGGGATTCCAGTGCAGGCCGGGGATCTGCAGGAGATCCTTGTCGACGGTCACGATCACATGGTCGCCGATCTCGCCACGGGTGGACACGATCCCGAGGACGTCATCGCCCTCGGTGTTCGGTATCCGCAGCCACGGGTATGCCTCAAGTTCCTTCATGCAGTCATTTAGGAACTCGGGCTTGGGCTTGTCCTTGCGGTTGGCCTTGTACTCGGGGTACAGGTCATACCGGAACGACGGTCTGCTGGTCAGGGCGACGATGCACTCATCGCACCCCGCTCCCTGTTGCCACTGGGCAACCGTCTGGTGCAGGTTCTCAAGGGATTGCGAGCGATCCGTGGAGATCGCTGCAGCCCGGTATGCGATGATGTCACCGTCGAGTAGGGCGATCATGGGGCGGTTGAGATGGCAGTTGCCGTGCTATAGGTACCGGTACCTGCCGCGTTGATCAGGGCGTAACTGACGTTGTACGAGGTGTTCGCGGTCAGGGTATTCACCGTCTTGGCGGTGGTTGGCCAAGGATACGAGATGGCGGTATCCAGTGTCAAGGTCGGGGTACCGGCAATGGTGGGGATCGCCCGCACCCGAACGGCGGTCGGCAACGATCCACCGAACGTGGCCGACGCGACATTGATGTTCACCGTGATCTCGGTGGAAGTAACGCTGCTGGAGGTCGGAGCGGACGGGGCTCCGGGCAGGGTGGCGGCGTCATTGAGACCGGCGTCCTCGCGGGTGAAATACGTCCGGTTGGGCGGAGATCCGGCCTTGCCGAGGTTGGTCCAGCACTGGTTCAACATTCCGATGGCGTTCGCCTCGCTGTCGGCATTGGCCAGCAGCCAGCTGCGATCCTTCACGACCGCCGTGGACAGCACGTCGATCCGGTGCCACACACCGAGACGGCCATCGGAGACGTCAATCTTCCGGGTCGAGGCCGGGGGCGTATAGGCGATGATGGCTTGGGCCAGCGGGGCCGACAGCTCATCGAACCCGGCCGAACTCAGGTGGTTCAGGTCCGTGTTCGAGGCGGCGTACAGCGACTGGTCGAACAGCCGGTTGTACGTGGTGGCATAGGTTCCCTTGAGTCCCAGCAGATTCACGAAGTCGCAGGGAAGCTGGTTGTACTTGTTGCCGGAATTGAGAGCAACGACTTCCCGATACGGTGTCAGGCTGTTGGTGGCGACCGAATCGTCCGCATCGGTAGCGGTCATGGGGTGCGAAACCATGGCCATGAACGCCGGACTGTTGGTCGAGTCGCCAGTACGGTTGTACGCCAACGCCAGCCGGTTGATGATCGTGCGGATGTTCTCAAGGAACGCTTGGCTCGTGGGCTGCGGATTCTGGCCGGAATCGTTGGTGCCGCACAGGATGAAGAACAGGATTCTTCCGGTGCCCCCTGCCGCCCGCTGGCGATTGATCAGCTCGGAAATGTAGGTTGTCAGTGCCTTATCTGAGGTGTTGGTCAAGATGCTGGCAAGCTGGCCAGAAGTGCGGCCTCCCATGTACATTAGGTTGTTGACCGCGATTCCCTTGATCTTGCGGTAAACCGAATGGAACAGGAATCCGACATTGCCGGACACGGCGCGTGCGGCCGTACTCAGTCCAAAGCAACTGCATCGAATGGCCGCGGAATCACCGGTCGAAGTCTTGTCAAGCTCGCTGACTGACCACTTCCAAGTGCTGCCATCATCGGTGGCGACGGCCTTGGCGGTTGCAAGGTCGGTAGAACCGGCACGGATGTTCATGGTCATGGTGCCACCACCAAGACCACGACTGTGGATCACGCGATATGAAAATGCTTGGCCGACAAACGGATGATTTGAGTCCAGACCAAAGCCGCCATGAACGTGGGAGTAATACACGGGGTTCGTTGATCCCGTGCTTTCACTGAACCCGAATCCCCAGAACATGTTGTTGCTCAGGAAATCAGAACCATCCTGGTTGTCGCCAGAACAGACGCCAATGTTGAATGATTCACGCAACTTGGCACAATTGGCGTCGGTGTTACCGCGAAGGAAACCATCGTACAACCCACCATACGTGGTCAGACTGGTCTGGGAAACGCTGTACGCAACACCCGGATTCGTGCCTTCGGTGCTGGCTCGGACGGGAGCCCAGTCCCACCCGGTACGGTACCCAATCGATCCAGCATTGCCAGAACCCGTAAATCCGACAAACGGAGCCAAGGTGGTGGCATACAGGCTGATTCCCTCGGTCTCGACCAGTGCCTTGGCGAGTCCTTCATGCCATCCATAGGCACCGAAGCCCGCATTGCTGTCGCCGATCACCACGATATCGAGTGAATCAACGCCGTTCTTTGCGTCTTTCAGGTATTGGCTGGCATTTCCTTGGCCGTAGATGGCACGGGTGGCGTCAAAGCTCATCAGTTACCCTTCTTGGTTGCGTTCTTCGAGATCGACTTGGCCCAAGCGGCGGCAGCATTGCCACCCCACAAGTCCCAAGCCTGACGGCCCTTGCCGTAACTGTCCCAGGTCGAGCCCTTCTTGTCAACCGCATGGCGGGCAAAGAACGAAGCCATCCGCTTGACGGTATTCAGCGGCAGGCTCTTCCCGGCGGCGATGTCCCGGGCACGGGCCAGCCCCACGGCGGTTCCTCCCCGGTTGCTGGGGGACGCCTCGGCCCGCTTCTTCAGGGCACGCTTGGCGGCGGCCACGGCACCGGCGGGGGGCTTGAAGTTCTCAGCCATTGAGGATCGCTTCCTTTCGGGCGTTAGTGATGATTCCGATACTGACCAGATAGTCCATGCCAGCGACCGTCCGTGGATCGTCGGACACGATCTCCTGTGCAAACGAGGCGGATCGGTAGAACGTGCGGACGCCGGGGTCGGTCAGCCTGCGGGATTCGATGTCCTCAAGCTCGCTCGGGGTGAACCGCTCAAGGAACTCAAGGGGGGTCCACGTCCTGCGGAGCTCGTCTACGGTCTTCGGCCGCACGGACCACGCCCGCCGTACCCGGCTGGCCTCGACCACATAGAACGAGTCAACGATCTGAATCGCAGGGTCATAGATCGGATTAGGGTCGTTGACTACGGGGCGGTATGACTGGGCCTTGGGGTTGTTGCCGCTGACCCACTGGGAGTAGATGTTGGGATTGATATCAACGATCTCTTTGAGCTGGTTGTCGAAGATGTATGCGTATTCAGCCATCAACCAATCCTTCGTGGGTGAACGGAAACTGTCGCACCGGAAACGCTCAGCGATTCGCCCTTGAGGTCAATGGCTTCGCGGATGATTGGTGCATAGAACACCAGGTTTTGCGGCCGTACCAAACTGCAACGGACTCCCGTGGCAAGGGCGGCGATCTCGTCGTCGTCGAGCGCGACGTTCCAGATCCCGACCTCGGCGATCTCGCCGTCGTGGAATCCGGCACGGACACCGGAACCAAAGTTACATCCGATGTTCGTCCGGTTGACTCCGGTCGGCGTGATGCTCGTGGTATTGGCCGTGCCGCCGACTCCGTTCCGGTATGCGCGTCGATTGTTGTTCGCGCTGAATCGGGCGGCCGCGTGCTGCCAGGTGTTGGCGGTGAATCCCGATGCGCTTTCAGCGGCAGCAAGACTACCGCCGCCTTGAGCGAACGCGCGTATCGGGTCGCCGGCAATGCCGCCTGCGAGTTGCAGGAGCCATCGCTCTAGACCGGTACTCGCCGAGACCGCGAGCGACGAATGGTTCGCGGCCGTGTTGTCCGGGTTCACCCAACAGGCCATCGTGAGCGGTACGGCGGTCACTACGGCCGCCGTAGCCTCGATGTAATCCGTGGTGCCGTTGAACTCATAGGCCATTACGCGGCGCTCCTGACCTCGACGGCGATCAGCTGGGCGTCATTGCTCATGGTGTCAGATCCATCGGCAGCCTTGCGGGCAACCTTGAGCCTGAACGCATCGCCAGCACTGACCGAGTCGATGGTCGTGATGGTGATCTCGGTAACGTTGACCGTACCCGCACCCGAACCGCTTGTCGCAGTGGTGCCGGTTTGCTCGGTGTCGTATGCCGCAGTATCAACGTCATCGATAAGTTCCTGGAACTGAACGCCCCACACCACGCTGTTGCTGGTCTGGTCAAGGGACATCCAGTGCAATCGCACCTTCAGGCCGGACCCAAGGCTGGCACCCTCGGGCATGACGCCGACGAAGGTGGTGCTCTCCTCGGTTCCGGCATCGAACTCGAGGACCGCAATGTCAACGCGGGTATCCAGCGTGGCGAAGTTCGTGGCCGGTGGCTGGGCGTCGAGCGGGGTGAAGACCGCGTAGGTCTTGGTTCCACCACCGCCGCCACCCGACGGCGTCGCCCATTCGATGTCGGTTGCGCCGCTGTTGACGGTAAGTACCTGACCGGCGGTGCCACGTCCAAGACGAACGGCAGTGTTTGAGCCAGATCCGACAGCAAGATCACCGGCAGCATCCCAGATTGTATCCGTGGCTACGCTTCCGCTACCGGAAACGGCAGCCCACTTCAGCCCCGTCGCCGTCGAGGAATCGACGGTAAGCACATGGTCGTTGGTACCGCCGACCTGCAACCGGATGTTGTCGGTACCGTCGTAGACGATGATGTCGCCCTTGGTCGTGGTCGGTGCCAAGGCGTCGAATGCGGCGGTGGCGGCTGTCTGTCCGGTTCCGCCCTTGTTGATCGGGACGGTGGACTCCGTAGCGACAGTACCCAAGCCAAGGCTAGTGCGGGCATCGCTCGGCGACTCGTTCTTCCACAGGCTGGTTGCGTTGTCATAGACGAGGAAGTGGTTGTCGGCAACGCCGCTAATCAGGACATCATGCAGTTCGTTGAGTTCCGAGTAGTTGATGACCTTGACGTAGACCCGACCGGCAGAGCCGTTACTGGCTGCGACCACCCATCCCAAGAAGACCCCGTGGGCTGGCTGGGTGGGTCGGGTTGTCGTGAATGCACCGGTCGTCTCGCTGAGCCACAGGGCCGCACCGTCGGTGAACGATGCGGTTGGGACGTTGGACAGTCCGGTCAACTCGCCTTCGACCATCATGTATCCGGTGGTCGAGTCGGTAATCGTGGTGGCGGCGATGCCGATGGTTCCGGCCGAAGTGGCCTCGACGGAGGCGTCGGCAAGTTCGACCTGAAGATGCGTGCCGCTCGATCCGGTGATTCGGATGACATCGCCCTTGCTGAGCGTACCGGCAGACGCCTTGCGGACGGCGTGCATGATGGCCTCGTTCACGTTGGACGAGTACGTTCCGGTCGTGACCGTAACGCCCGCAAGCGAGCCGCCGGTGATGGTCACGCTGCTGGCCGCCTGCGTGGCGATGGTGCCGAGACCCAGGGTGGTCCGCTGGGCCGCGGCGTCGGCATCGTCCAGCAGGGCACGACCGGCCGAGGTGCAGGTGATCTCCTCGACGTCACCGGAACCGGCGGTGGCACGGCCGAGCAGCTTGTCGGTGGCGATGTTCTGCATCTTGGCGAACGTCACCGCGTCGTTGGCGATGGTCGTCGCGTTTCCGTTGGCCGAGGCGGTCACGTCGCCGGTCAGGGCGGCACGCTCGAACGCAACCTGGCCGCCGGTGGCCCAGTTGGCAGTGACCGATGTCGAGTCGGTGACGACACGCTCGGCGGTAAGGGTGCCGTTGGCGGTCTTCACCAGATAGTCGGCGTTGGTCGGGGCACCGCCACCGCCGCCGCCAGTGATCAGTACGCCACCGGCAGTCGATCCGTCACCGATATACAGTTCATCGGTATCGGTGATCCACAGCGGTTCACCTGCCAACGGTGTGACGCTGGTGCGGTCTGCGTCCTCTCCCCGGCGGAACTGTAGGGCCATTAGGTAAACACTCCCATGTCGATGAACAGGTTACTGGGATCTTCGACGGTACCGAAGTCCATGGTGAAGTACGGGTTGGGGTCGTCAATCGTGCCGAACCACAGGCCCAGTCCGGTGACGGGGAACTGTCCGCCCAGCCGACCGGCGAGGAAACCACGGGTCACGTTCAGCGGCAGTTCCCGGCGGATCAGGGCGATGATGGCATCCTGCTCGATTCGCGTGAACATCTCAGGCCTCCCCGACCGTGACGTTGGCGTCGATGTCGCTGTTGTCGATCCAGATGGGAGCGAAGTGCGGGATCGCCATGTTCAGTTCCTTCTCGGTACGCTCGTTGACAAGCACATAGTCGAACCAGATGTCCTCAAGGGTGCCGACCTCGAACTCGATGGCCATCTGCTCGGACTCGTGCCACCGCCAAGATCCCTCGATCCACTCGGACTTGTTCCCACGGCGGAACAGCCGGTCCCAAGCGGACACGAAGATCATGGTGCCGCCCATGCCCTTGATCAGCTTGCACTCGTTCTCATACCGGACATCATCGAACAGGACCAGGGTCTCACGCCAAGCCTTCAGGTTCCCGGCGGCGTCGCACTTGACGTACCGCTCGTGCTCATAGGCGGACACCTGCAACAGCTGGTTGGCGACCTTGCTGACCCAGTAGTCCGGGCCGGTCACGCCGGGGCGGTACGTGGGATCTCGTCGACACTCGCCCCAACGCTGGGCGATCTCCCGGTACTTCTTGGGGTCGTCTTCCTTGGTGATGCCTGCACGCTTGAGTGCGTCCTTCAGGGGACCGGCAAAGGACATTCTTACAACACGGTATCCATTCTTCATGGCCCACCGTTCCATCAACTTGCATGACTCGGTCTTCCCCGACCGGGCCAGACCGGCGAATCCGATGATCTTCATGCGACCCCTAGTGGCACTCGGCCCAGTTGTTTCCGACACGGTATGCTCCGTCCAAGGGACAGCCGGGGGTCAACTCCTGACCCGCACGGACGATGCAGGAAACCGCAGCCTTGCCGACTTCCTCGGCGATCTCGGGCTCGCACTCGACCTGCCACTCGTCATGGATGTTGGCCATGATTCCGTAGCGGTTTGCGTAACGGTCCTCCAAGATTCCATGGAAATGGATCAGTGCCTG